GCTCGTTGAGTTTTGTCTCCATTTCATCAAGTTTTTCTACCATGCTCTCAAGCACATCATATTTATCTTCAGGGATTGATACATAATGTTCTTCAAAAAGACCCTTCATTCCTTGGAGGAATGATTCGGTCATTTCAGTCTTAAGACCGTGCTCGATAACGAGTGCATTTTCTTCCATCCACTCGCCTGCAACATACTCAAGGTATGCATCGAGACGCTCTGAAAGTTCAGTCTTAATTTCTTCTACTTCCTCTGCAAGAGCGGCGGTATACTGCTCCTCAAGTGCTTCCTTAATATCAGAAACCTTGGAACGAAGAGCAGCTTCGAAAATGGTTCTTGCTTTTTCTTGGAACTCTTCAGAGAGCTCTTCGCCAGCAAGCAGAGCATTAACATCTTCATCGATGTTAAACTCTTCTTCCATTTCCTCTTCTTCCTCTTCTTCTTCCTCTTCTTCCTTCTTACCTTTTTTCTTACCGCCCTCTTCTTCCTCTTCCTCTTCGTGCTTAGCTTCTGCTACCACTTCTTCGGTATCCTCTAAGAGTTCTTCGTCTTCATCATACTCAAACTCTTCATCTTCCTTAACGCCCTTCATTGCTTCCGCAGCTGCAGCACCCTTGTTGACAACATCCTTAACTTGCTTAAGTGTTCCACCAGGTGTTTTCAGTTTTGCTGAATCATCATCTGGGCGATAATTAGAAGGATCAGGACCTCCAAGATCTTCCCAACCACCAGTTTGTCCTGGTGTTGCACCAGATAGACTTGGCATTGCATCCCCTGCCTTAGCGTTTGCATTGACAGCGGTTTTGGATTGCTTAGTGCCTACTTCCATTTCTTGTAAATCTCCACGAGACATTTGAACTCTCCGTTTACCTTTAGTTATAAACTATATTTATTTATAATTTAATAAATTACAATGAGTTTAAAAACTCATTAAAAAGACTTAATTTGTACTCTTCAAGTAGTTTTTCATCTACAAGAGTATTAATTCTTCTTTGAGTTTGCTCCGCCATTTTTTCGCGGAGCATTCCACCATCCCATACCCATTCCTTTCCTTCCATAATTCCATGAACAAAAGCATCAGGTGCAGAAGGATCTGCTACGATATCCGCAGCAGTTGCAAGCATAAAGTCTTCACCAACTTCGGTGTAACCTTCGTTGTTTGGTTTTACTGAACCAATACCACGAGAAGAAACGCCGAGAGTTACTCCTTCTTTGAGAAGTGACTCGGCAATCTTGCCCATTGGAGTGGAAAGAATCTGTGCTTTACCGATAAAATTATTTCCTTCACGATGAAGTGAAACAATTTTATGAGAAACACGATCAAGGTTTACTGTTGGACCATCAGGATGTCCAAGTTCTCCAAGAGCACGACCTTTATTTACATACTGTTCGGTATAACGCTTTACCTCTCTTTCCATAACAGGTAAACGATACATTCTACCGTTTCTGTTTACAACTTCCGTTTGAAGGAAAGGTCCTTGGATATAAAGAGTCTTCTTACCGTTGACCGTTTCGGTAAGAACTTCTACTGATTCGATTTCTTCGGTAATGAGTTTCATTATGCTTGACCTGTAATTTGTACTTGTTGGAAATAAAGTGTTCCTGAACCGACTCCGTAAGCAGAAATCTTATTCGAAACAACTACTGATGCGTCTGCTGCAGAGAATGCTGTTACGATTCCACTTGAATTGTAATTTACTGTCATTCTTGTTTGAAAATATCCATCAACACCCGCAGTATTATCAATTGATAAAACTTGTTGATGAGTAAAGTTGTAATATGATTGACCAGTAGCAGTTAATGTTACGTAATCACCAACTGCAAATGGAACTTGAGTTCCTTCTGGAACAGTAACAATGGTTGTTGTTCCTGTTGTTATTCCAACAACTCTATTTGATGCTTTAGTTAATCCTAAAGTTACAGTTTCTCCTGAAGGAACATAGTAATCAGTATTAGTTGCTGCAGGAGTAACTCCAATAGCAACGTGAGCGGCACCACCAACTGCAACCACTCTCAAAACACTAGACTGTACCGTAAAAGCAGATGAAGTTGATGCAGCACCTGCAGTAAATGTAAATGAGGAACCTGCCCCAACTGGTCTATGAGCCATTATTTTTATAGTACACTTTTAGTTATTTATTATTTAATCAAATTAAGATAAAATTATCTACTAATTTCTTCCCAATCCATTGAAGCGTGAATGTTGGCATTTGCTAAACTAGCAGAAGCAACAACTGTTAATTCATATGGAGTTCCAGTTAATCCATCTCTTTCTAACTGGAATTTGAATAATGCTTCTTTGAGAATATCAACTGCGGTTACTGCCTGATTAGATGCACTACTATATCCCTCTGCTAATATTCTGCCTCCAGTCACACTACCACCATCAATTTTATACTCAACAGCACTATCAACCCCAGCACTGACCCAAGTTCCACCACCAGTTGTATCTGCACTTGCAAGCACTCTCCAGTTATAATAAGCATTATTCGTAATACCCATAATGGAAAGAGCAGTCAAAATTACAATAGCATCTAATCTATTTGGGGATGTTTTTAGTCTTAATGAAATAATAGGATAATAGGTTCCAGCTGTTGCGAGAATTACTGGAGATGTGATAGTAGTTCCCACACCTTGTTGCAATCCACGAAGTTCATAACCACCTTCTGAAATCACTGTAGAACAAACTTGTTTGAGTGTGCTTGCACTTGTGGTTATTCCAGTATTTGCAATTTCATACCTCAAAGGCAAACACGCAGTTGTCATGTATGTTGATTGAATTAAATTTGCGTGATGGAAAGAATGGCAGTGAATGAATATACCATTAATCACAAATCCAACTCTAACAGTTCCAAGACCTAACCATTCAATATCAGTCCACAGAATTTGTGCTTTAGATGTGTCTAGAGTAATTCCAGAATGTCCAGTTCCATCTAATTTGTCTCCATTCCATTCAGATTGTGGAACTCTTGTCTCTGTTCCCGTAGATAAACTTCTTTCTACAAAACTGATTGAAGTGCTTCCAATTCCAGCAATCTCAAAGTAGATTCCATTATCTGCACCAAAATATCCAACTCTTTGTCTTAAATTTTCTTTTGGTGTTTCAGGAACAAAGGTATTCATTACCAGTAATGACTTTCCTGGTTGATATGCAAAAGTCTTTGTGGTTTCTCTAATCACAGAACAACCAGCAGTAGTTCCAATACCAATATTGATTAGTCCTTGTGTGGTTACAAATCCTACAGTAGAACCAGTGCCTACAATCAAACTCGTCCACAGATTATTATCTCTATATCTGTGTGAGGAATCAAAAAGTGTAAGGGGATTTGATACCCTAGTTCTTCCAAAAGCATCTGAATTTATACTGACGGGAAATCTATTATATTCATCTACAATTTTACCATCTCTTGTGGCAACACCATTGACTTCAAAGAGACTTCTTTCTTGATTTAAATAATCTTGAGTTTGTATATTCCACTGAGCCATTTATCAATCAATCCATTCTAATTTTGATGGGTGGTATCTACTTGCTTTTTTAATATTGCAGTTCTTTTCTGCAATTGGATAAATCTGGTGAACAATTGCTCCTGGATATTCTGCTTGCAGATCTTCGCCCAAAGATTGTTTTGATGGAATGCCAGTTTTACTGGTTAATTCCATCCTATAAAGACTTCCATTCCACAGTACATCTGCAACATATCCTTCACCAACTGATTGTTGCTCTGGTTGAGAAGAATTGATGTAAAGATTTCCGTTAAAATCTCCAGAAATATTTACAGACTCTGAGATGAACTGTTTAAAGGATTTCATTCTTCCTCTTCTGTTTCGCTATTGAACATTGCGTTTGCTACAGCAGGTCTAAAATCGTCAACTTTTTCTGCTGCTTTTGCAAATAAAAGGTCTTTGATCTTATCACTAATCTGAGAAGGCGATTCATCAGCAGCAATCATATCCAGTAAATCATCCATTGTTAAAATTCCAATTAATAATCGTTTTTATTTATATCTCACCACCCTTGGGCATTTCTACTGCTTTAGCATTAATTTCTGTTGATTTTTCTTGAGACCTTAAATCTGGTTCCATTACTGGTTGACCTAGATCCATCTGTGAAGTTTGATCGAGTGGTAATCCTGTTTGCGGGTCAACTGGTTGATTTGGATCTGGAATAATTCCCTCTTCAATTTCTTTTTTGATAAGTTCATCTTGCTCAATAATTTCAACATCAGTTTGGCGGAGAACCTTTCTTCTTATGTAATCTTGAGAGAAATACTTGCCAACATATGGTTCTGCAACTTGAACCATATTCAATCTTTCATTCAGCAACTCAGCATCTTTAAGTTCCGCAAAATGATTATCATATAAGAAGTCATATTGAATATGCTCATCCATCTTATTCCAGTCTTCTGGAGTAATGATGTTTTTGAGAATAAGTTGGGTTCTCAGCATATCACTGAACATATATGAGAATCTCTTTCTCAAACGAGCAACAAACTTACTAAACTTAACTTCATCTCTCAGAATTTCTGATGAACGACCAAGATTAAATCCACCTTCTCCATCCATTCTTGATGGTGGAACATTTAGTGAACGATAAAGTTTTTTCTTGAAGTATTCAATATCAGTAATTTCTCCAAGATTCTGTCCACCAGGAAGTGTAGAGATTTCAGTTCCTCTACCACCTTCTCTTCTAGGAAGCCAGAAGTCCTCGAGCATCGCCATAAATTTCTTGTCATCACGAATTTCTCCAGTGCTTGCATCATAAACTTGCTTATTACGATATCTCATCATAACATCTCTGAGATATTGTTCCGCTTTAACCTTAGGAAGATTGCCTACGTCAATGTAGAAAATTCTTC